AAACCCCAGTCGATAGAGGCTATTTAGGGAAAGAAATTTTAGATCACCGAGAGGGGTCAATAGATTTCAGTCGTCTAAATGCTGCTGCACCTCTTCTCTTCAATCACAACGTAGATGTTGTCCTCGGTGTTGTTGAGCGTGGGTGGCTAGATAAGGACAAAAAAAGAGGAATGGCAAAAGTTCGTTTTGCTAGTAATCAGGCGGGGCAAGAAGCTTTTGATCTTGTCAAAGAAGGGGTATATAGAAACGTGTCGTTTGGCTACTCAGTTGATAAGACTAAGGAGTTGGATGATGGAAGTTACTTAGTCCAGCGATTTTGTCCAGCCGAATTGAGCTTGGTAAGTTGCCCTGCTGATTTTTCTGTAGGCATATCAAGAGCGAAAGACGACCAATCTGTAGGCAAAACTGTTACTAATACGCAACAACAACCTACAATTAGTGATAACGAGAGAGCTACGGCTCCTTCTGAAGCGGCATCTGTCGCAAGTCCACCTACATCCACTTCTAAGATGACCGAAAGTCTTGATTTAGATCAGGTGCGTTCTAAGGCCGCTTCTGAGGCCCAAAAAGAAGAACGCTCCAGAATTGCAAACATTACTGCACTATGCAGAAAGCATAACTTTGAAGAGTTAGGCGTTCAGCTTGTAGAGAACGGTAGTTCTATAGACGATGCGAGAGCAGCCGTTTTAGACACTATTGGTAAGAAGCCAGTTGAAACTGTTGCTCCTGTAGAACTCAACCAGAAAGAGCGTACTGAGTACAGCATCACTGCTGGTATTCGTGCTGCTTTAACAGGTGACTGGTCATCTAAAGATGCTGGTTTTGTTAGAGAATTATCTCAAGAAGTTGAGCGTTCTGGTGTTAAGAGAACAACAGAAAAAGGATTCCTTGTTCCTTATGCAGCACTAGAAAAACGTGCTACTTATGTAACGAGTGGATCTACAACTGGGGGCAACCTTGTTGAGACAGAATTGAAGGCTGAAGATTTCATCGAGAGTTTGAAAAATAACACTCTGATGCTTCAGATGGGTGTTGGAACATTGCCTGGATTAGTCGGTAATGTCGATATCCCTAGACGTTCTGGAAATTCAACCGGTTATTGGTTGGCGAATCAGACAACGGCTATAACCCAGTCAGAGAGCACGTTTGATCAAATTTCGCTTTCACCAAAAAATTATGGAGTACTTTCTAAGTATTCTAGACAGACTCTTTTACAGGCAACTCCTGGTATCGAGGCTTTGGTAAGAAGCGATTTAGTGTCAACTGTCAACCTTGGCGTTGACTTAGCTATTCTTAATGGCTCTGGTTCTTCAGGTCAGCCAACAGGAATCATGCAGACTTCAGGTATTGGATCTGTAGCTGGTGGAACTAACGGGGCTGCAATCACGATGGAAAACCTCATCAAACTTGAGGAAGAAGTTTTGATTGATAACGCTGGTGGTAACAACATGGGGTATGTTACAAATGCGAAGGTGCTCAGTGCGTTGAAACGCCTCAGAGCAGGTGGAAGTTCCAGTACAGACGGTGCTTTCCTTTGGAACACTGATCTATCAGCTAGAGGTCGTGGTTCAACTCCTGGTGTAGTTAATGGCTACCAAATAGGAATTACTAACCAAGTACCTTCTAACTTGACTAAGGGTTCTACCAGTGGTTCTTGTTCTGCTGTTCTCTTTGGTGACTTCTCTCAAGCCCTTATTGGTTTCTGGGGAAATGGGATGGAGATCGCTGTGAGTGACAGTGATGGAACGGATTTCACCAAGGCTCTTACATCAGTTAGAGCGATCACTACTCTTGACGTAGCTGTTCGTCAGGCAAGCGGATTCTCTGCAATCCTTGACGTTACAACTTAATTGTTATTAGGGGTCAGCAATGGCCCCTTTTTTTCTTTTATGAAGATTCAAGCTATCCGTAATGTTGCCGTTGCAGGTCAACACTTAAATGCAGGTGATGTTCGTGAAGTCAGCGATGTTGATGGATCGTATCTAATCCGTAACAACAAAGCTATCCAGGCTCCTGAAGCTCCAGCAAAGCCCAAAGTAAAGAAAGCAACTAATGGCACTTAGCGATAACAATTCAGTCTTTGTAGGTGGTGAATTTGGCACGATTTGTACTGCTGGTACAACAACTGCCAAGGCAATACTTTCACAACCCACTGAGATTGTTCTAGATGGAATGGTCTTATTTAGTGATTACACATTGATAGCAAAGGCAACAGATTTCGGAGATTTAAAGGCTAACGATTCAATTAAAGTTGCTGGAACTGCTTATACCGTCAGGGAGACTCGTTTCTCTTTAGATGGTGAAATTGTTACTATTGCGATACAGAAAACATGACTTGTAAAGCAGAAAGCATATTAGCTCGAATAATGACGAACCTCGCTGGTACAACTGGGGTTAGCGATAGAATCTACAGAAGTAGGGTCGTTCCTCTTACTCGTAATGAGTTTCCAGCCCTTGTTGTAGAGCCAACTTCTAATTCTGTCGCTCAAGCAACAAGTATTGATTTCCTTGACTGGACAATGCAGGTCAGAATTGTTGTTTTAGTTAAAGGGACAACTACAACTAGCCCTGATCAAGTGGCTGATCCAATCTTAGAATCATTATTTCCAAAAATTATGAATGATTTAACGCTTAATGGTAATGCAATTGATATTCAACCGAATGGGACTGAGTTTGTAATGGGTGATGCTGACCAACCAACTGGTGCAATTAGTACCAATTGGACAATTATGTATAGGACAAAAAATAACGACCTGACCCAATAAAGTAGACGTAATAGGGAAATAACCTACTAAGATGCAGTTATATGTAAAAAGCTTTTGAGTAATGCCAAAACTTACAAGAAAAAAAGCGATCCTAATAAAGACTGAGACTAGCTATTCACCAGCTACGCCCACAGGATCAGCTAACTATTTGGAAGTGACAGATTTATCTGTTGAGCCAGTTGTAAGTGATGAGGTAACAAGAGAAGTTATTCGACCTTACCTTGGGAATTCAGAAGTTTTATTGGCAAATACAAGAGTCAATATCAATTTCACTTGCGAATTAACAGGATCAGGTACGGCTGGCACACCTGCTAAGTGGGATGCGGCCATCCTTGCATGTGGAACAAATAAGGCGGTAGTTGCTAATACTAGCGTTACTTATTCTCCAGAAGATACATCTACTTTTGATAGTGCAACGATTTGGTATTACACCGATGGTATTAGACATCAAGCAACAGGATGTCGAGGAACATTTTCAATCTCAGCAGAAGTAGGGCAAATTCCTACAATTTCATTCCAGATGCAGGGAGTGTATGTAGCTCCGACTGATACAGCAACACCTTCTGTTACTAAATCTAATCAAGCTGCACCCGTTATCTTTAGAAACGGCAATACTTCAGCGTTTTCGATTTTTGGCTATTCAGGGATCTTGCAGTCTTGGCAGTTTGATATGAATAACACCTTTAACTACAGAGAATTAGTTGGTGGAACTAAGGAAGTAATGATCACAGAAAGAGCACCTTCTGGAAGCTTAGTTGTAGAAGCTCCAGCCCTTTCTGGACATAACTTCTTTACTGATGCAACAGGTAGTTCAACAGGAACTAACACTTGGCAACATTCAGGTGGAAGTGCTGGAAATATCGTTACTGTGAGTTGTCCTCAGTCAGACTTCAGTGCTCCGAGTTATGAAGACTCTGATGGCATCGTCATGTTGAATTTACCCTTCATGGCTGTACCTACAAGTGCGGGCAATAATGAATTTTCATTAGTTATGACTTGACGTTTGTATTATCGTTAAGTAACCAATACAGTTCTTAATGGCTCTAATTAGAAAAAAGGTCACTTCAATTAAGTGGCCTGTTTCCATTACTTCACCTGCTGATGGTGGAAAATGGAAAGATGAAACATATACGGGGACTTTTAAAAAAGTAGGAATAAAACAGATTGAAGAGCTAGCCGATAAGGGTGATCCTCAACTAATTAGAGAAGTTTTAGAAGACTGGGAAGATATTAAAGATGAAGATGGAAATGAGATTCCATTTAGCACAGAAGAATTAGATCTTTTTTTAGATGATGTTAATTTCATCAAGGGAACAGTCCAGGCAATTATTGATATGCAAAAGGGAGCTTCAGAAAAAAACTAATAGAGGCTGCTGAGTATTGGGCTGGTAAAGGTGTTGTCATAGATGAA